ATTACAGACCCTGATTTCCCCGGTGCGGGATCTGTAGGCTACCTTGACGGTTACTTTGTATTCAACGAACCGGACACGCAAAAGTTTTGGGTGACCAGCCTGCTTGATGGCACGTCCATCGACCCGTTGGACTTTGCCAGTGCCGAAGGCTATCCCGACAACGTGGTGGCGTTAATCGTAGACCACCGCGAGATATTCCTGTTTGGGAATACTAGCGTTGAGGTCTGGTATGACGCTGGAACGCCCGACTTCCCCATGGCGCGGATTCAAGGTGCCTTCATGGAAGTGGGCTGTGGCGCGGCGTATTCGGTCGCCAAGCTCGACAACAGCGTGTTCTGGATAGGATCGGACGCCCGAGGCCGTGGCATCGTTTACAGGGCCAATGGATACACGCCAGCACGCATATCGACCAACGCCCTTGAATACGCCATCCAAAGCTACGGCAACATCTCCGATGCGATTGCCTACACCTACCAGCAGGACGGGCACCCTTTTTACGTGCTGATATTCCCGTCAGCCCAAGCAACATGGGTGTATGACGTATCCACGCAACTCTGGCACGAACGCGCAGGATTTGAAAACGGCGAGTTTGTGCGCCACCGTAGCAACTGCCAGATGGCGTTTAACAGCGAGGTTGTGGTTGGAGACTACGAGGACGGGCGGCTGTATGCCTTCGATCTGGACGTTTACGCCGATGACGACCAGATTCAAAAATGGTTGCGCTCATGGCGCGCGTTGCCGACCGGCCAAAACAACCTCAAACGTAGCGCCCATCACAGCCTACAGCTTGACGCCGAAACGGGTGTTGGCCTTAACGATTATCCGGCTTATGCGGGGGAAGATTTAGCCACCGAATCCGATAACGTGATTGTGGCCGAATTTGTGCAGGGTTATCTGACCACGCAAGGCGGTGACCAGTTAGTCACCGAGGCTAATGACGGTAACGAACCGCTGGTGACCCAAGTGCAACCTGCCGAGGATTACAACGGTTATGCGCTAGAAACCATAGCCTATGATGCTGCGCCGGGTTACGACCCGCAGGTCATGCTGCGCTGGTCGGACGACGCGGGGCATACTTGGTCAAACGAACACTGGAACTCGATGGGCAAACTCGGCACCTATGGCACCCGCACCATCTGGCGGCGGCTTGGCATGACTGAGAAGATTCGCGACAGGGTTTATGAGGTGTCCGGCACCGATCCGGTCAAGATCGCCATCATGGGCGCTGAACTGTTTGTCACGCCGACGAGTAGCTAATGGCTACTCTCAACATCACTAATATCCCCGCGCCTCGGGTGCCGTTTATTGACGAGCGCACCGGCCTCATGGCGCGGGAATGGTATCGGTTTTTCCTTAACCTGTTCGTCCTGACCGGCAGCGGCAACAACCCTACCACGCTTGAAGAACTGCAACTTGGGCCACCCAACCAACCTGATCTTGCCGAGCTGCTGATTCAGGTCAATCAGAACATCGCCCCGCAATACGAAGATCAATCAGGCGACTTTCTAGCCACGCTCGACACCGCGCAGCTCATGTCAATGATGGCGCGGTTTGAAAATCTTGAGGCGGCGATTCAGGGGGCATACCTTGGCCCCCCATCGGTGCCTACCGATGGCGTCTATGTGCCATACAACAACGCCACAACGAACGTAGACCTCAACAACAAGCACATAGTCAACGTCGCGCACATCGGGGTAGGCACGTCGTCCACGCCGGATACGCTGATTTTGGCGGTAGGCGATAACGGATCGCTGTCGCGCATTGTCATGCGCGGGTATTCCGCTAACGCCTCCAGTTCGTCTATGCGGGTGTCTAAATACCGTGGAACCGTCGCCGCGCCGCAAGTTCCGCAAAGCGGCGATAGTCTCGGTCAGTTTCAATTTGCCGGTTACGCCACAACCTCGGCCGACGGCAGCGCGGGGGCCTATTGGGAAGGGGTTACCACTGAAACGTGGGGTGCGACCGCCAACGGCACAAAAGTGCTGCTGAAGGTTACGCCTAACACCACAACAACGCCCGTTACAGCGGTCACGATTGACCAGGACAAAAGCGTTACATTTGCCACCACTGCCTCGGCCACAACCTTTATTGGTGCGCTGACCGGCACCGTAGGCGCTACCACGCCAACAACGGGCGCGTTTACTACGCTGAGTGCAACAAATACATCTAGTACTGCTGTATTAAATTTAATACAAGACGGCACGACAGCTTCAGTGTTAAATCTTTACTCGTATAGGGCAGGTGGAAATAGGGCGCAATTTACTGGTCTTTCAGCAAGAGGCAGTTTAGCTTCTCCGTCAGATGTTTTAAATGACGATAGCCTTATTTTTCTTCTTGGCTCTGCGTATGCTGGCGGCGCTTTTAGAAATGTTGTAGCAATTTATCTGAGTGTAGAAAGTACGGGAACAATTAGCGCAACGTCTTGCCCAACTAACATTACGTTTTTAACAACTCCTAACGGAAGCATTACCAGAGCAGAAAGAATGCGTATTTTTTCTTCTGGTGGCGTTTCTATTGGAAACACAACTGATCCAGGCGCAACTAATTTAAGCGTCACGGGAACCGCCAATGTAGCAAGCACAACTGATGCAACCTCCACCACATCCGCTGCGCTCATTACTGCTGGTGGTTTAGCGGTTGCAAAAAAGGTTTACACCGGCGATAACGTAGTGCCTGCTGCGGCCAAAGGCGTAAACTTTACCGGCAACACCCCCGCAGCGGGAATGACCAGCCAGTTGATGAACTGGTATGAAGAAGGCACTTGGACTCCGGTAATGAGTTTTACAACAAACGGTGATTTAGCGGTTACTTATTCCGCGCAGGTTGGTCACTACGAACGCGTTGGGTCACAGGTAACTGCCCGATTTCGTGTGGTCGCAAGTGCGTTTACTTACACAACAGCTACTGGAACTTTTCAAATTACAGGTTTGCCTTTTACCAGTAATTCAACAACAAACTTTATTGGCGTTGGGCCGGTATATATAAACAACGTATTGATGACAGCGGTTAGCGCAACAGCAACCTATTCAACCGCAAGAGTATCTGCCGGAACTTCAATTATTAATATTATTATATCGGGAAACAATTCCGCAGCTAATACTGCCAATCAAGCCAGTATGCCTTCTGGTAACTTGGTTGGCTTTACTGGTCTTGTTACTTACAGGGTATAAAAGGAATACATTATGTCGTTAACAAAAGTATCCTACTCAATGATTACTGGCGCACCGGTAAACGTGTTGGACTATGGTGCCTCAACTTCTGCTAGTGCTGCGGCCAACACTGTTGCGATTCAAGCGGCTATAAACGCTGCGCCTGACGGATCTACAATTTTAATTCCGCCAGGAACGTATAACGTTATATACGGTTCGTTAAATTTTACCCGACGCCAAAGTCTTACGATTACATCTGGGTCAACCAGAGACAGCACAATCCTGCAAGCAAATGCAGCTGCGTCTACATCATCAACGCCGTTAATTGATGTTGTTGGTTGTTTTCAAATGCTGTTTGTTGGAATTCAATTTACCGGTGTTTCTTCTTCTGGTATTGGTGTCTATATTCATCGTCCCGTTTCCGGTGCAGATAAAGTTTCAACCGGCATCAACTTTAATAATTGTTCGTTCAGTTACTTTAGCGTTGGCGTTCAAATTGGCAGGCTTGACCTTGTTGAATCAAACAACGAGGACATGCACTTTAATAGTTGTGAATGGCAATTTTGCACTATTGGCTATCGTCAATACTATCAAAATGCCTTGCAGAATTCTATTACCGATGGGTACCTGCACAACAATGGCAGAGATGTGCATCTAGGTGGGAATGGGTATCAAAAAGGTTCGTTGTTGATGACTAATGCCAACTTCTCTACTACTGCGGGTTCAAACATATATTTTGAGCTGCCGTGTTATTTGGAAATAGATCAATGTAGGTCTGAATTCGCTGCCCAGTTTATTAGCTCTAGCACAGCGTTTAGGTCAACTGCTTTCCCAATGTTTATCTTAATCGGCGCAACAATTATTGCCCAAACATCTGCGGTGTTGCCTATGATTGATTGCAGGACTATGGGCTTCATAGCCATAGGTTGCCAGTTTGGTCAGTATACAAGTGACACGCCTGCGTTTATTAACCTGTCAACGTATCAGCAAAGAGCAACGCTGATCGGATGTTCGTTTAATGTTCCGGTTACCTATGGCCTAAATACAGAAACTTGGACAGGCACGATTTATACTCTCGGTGGCAATGATGGCATCGGACAATTTGTGCTTTCTGGATGCAATGAATGGCAATCATCGGCAAGTGAATACCGCCCCATTGCCAATACAGATTTTGTCTGGTATGCCTTGTATCAAATAACGACTTCTGCAACGACAGATGTAAGAGGGGCAAATACTTGGCTGGTCAATAACACCACGGCCCCGTTAACCATTACAAATCTTACCGGACTTGAAAATCAAAAATTTACTTTAGTAAATTACACGGGAAGCACTCAAACAACAACCATTAAAAATAACGCAAACATCAAAACCATCACCGGCGCGGATACCGTTTTGGTTAGTGGTATGACATTTGTGTATCTTTCTGGCGTTTCTTACCAGATCTAAAGGATAGATTATGAGCGTAAATCTTTCAGCATTTGGTGGCGTTGGCTGGCAGTTCTTCGACAACAACGGCGCGCCGTTGGCCGGTGGTTTGATCTACACCTATGCCGCAGGCACCACGACACCGCAGGCCACCTACACAACCAGTGCAGGAACGGTGGCGCACCCTAATCCGATTGTGTTGAATTCCGCAGGGCGGGTGCCGGGTGGTGAGATTTGGTTGCTGTTTGCCAGCTATAAGTTTGTCTTGCAAACCTCGGCAGCGGTGTTGATTGCCACCTACGACAACATTAACGCCGCGACGGGTGTGGTGCCGACTATTTCTAACTTTACCGGTGATGGCACCACGACTACGTTTGCGCTTGGCAACGCAATTAGCGAAAACACCACGAACGTCTACATCAACGGCGTCTACCAACAGAAAAACACTTATTCGTTAAGTGGGTCTAACATAGTGTTTTCGACAGCGCCGCCGACAACTTCAACCATCGAAGTCAGCTTTACTTAGCAGGAGTCAATCATGACCGTAACCGTAAAAGTTCTCATCCCCGCCAAGATCGCAGAGGCGACCCAGACCACGCAATACACCGCTACCAACGTCACCACGATCATCGACAAGTTCACGGCGACCAACTACAGCGCCACGGCAGCGACCTTGAGCGTGAATCTGGTCACGGCGGCGGACACGGCGGGCAATCAGAACCTGATTACCAAGACCAAGACGCTGGCGGCGTCTGAGGTATATACTTTCCCCGAGATTGTCGGCCAGGTGCTGATGGCAAGCGGATTTATCTCCACCATCGCGGGAACGGCGTCGGCCATCAACATTCGCGCTTCAGGGCGGGAGGTTAGCTAGTGGATGCGGTTACAGTTCTTGCGCCAGAACGTGTAAAGCGTTTGGAAACGGAGCTGTTAAAGCTGCCGCAAGCCGCTATTGTGACCGAACACATTTTTGGAAACGGGATATACGAACGTAAAATTACAATCCCCCCGTGGACGATCTTGACCGGCGCAGAGCATAAGACAGCATACCGCGTGCGGGTAGAAAAAGGCGTAATTGCAGTTACGACTGACGAAGGCGTAAAAATTGTAACGGCACCTGCGGAGTTTGAAGCACCCGCAGGGGCGCAGAGAGCGGGGCGCGTATTTGACGAAGAAGTTGTGTGGGTAGATATAT